AGGAAGTCGAGGAGGCGCTCAAGGGTTGTGCGGGGGGAAAGCTGGAATTCCGCAAGGGTCGGTTTTATCTTAGAGCAGGTGCCGCGGAGGGCGCCGCTAAGTCATTTCACCCGAGATTCATCGTGAGGAGATAACGATGGCAGCGCGGTTCTTGCTCCGAGCGGATTTCTGGAAATCAGGCGGGCCCATCATTGGGCCTCGCGGCGGGAAATGGGCAGACGCAGCGCATACCATTCCTTGGAAAGAATCTGGGGCAGAGGATAAGTCTTTCTGGAATCGTCGTGCCGATCAGCATGACCGTGAAGTGCAGGCGATCAAGAAGCGGCTCAAGGAGCGTCATGGTGGGGTGTTTGAGGAATACCTGGGGATGGGGGCGAAGCAGGGAAACAAGTTGCTTATCGAGCGGGCTAAGCATGCGGTGGCGATGGGCGCTGCGAAAGCGGGTCGCGTACCCACCCAGAAGGAGATCAATGACGCGGTGACCGAAGTGACCAAGAAGTGGTCGGCGCAGAGCAAGTCCGAGGTGCTTCAGAAATCGGGTGGTCCTTTCATTGGACCTAGAGGCGGGAAGTGGGCTGATCCCGAGCACAAGATCCCCTGGAAGGGGCCCGGCGCGGGCACCGCCCACGGCGGCTTCCACCCGTACCAGTGGTCGTCATTGGGAGAGAAATTCCAGAAAGTAGGAGAGGCCTCGGATAATCCGCATATTAAGGCGCGCAGTCACGCTCTGGCGGAGATAGCTCACTACTACGCCAGCGGGGGGAAAGACCCTGCCGAAGCGGCCAAGCTCTACAACTATCGACTGGCCAAGCAGGGGCACACGCCCGATGACGTGGACGCGGAGGCGATATACGGTCAACTCACCGGGAGGATGGGGGATTTGTACGAGACCGCCCAGGGCAGCGCCCCAGCGGCGAGCGCACCTCCGGCGACGGCTGTTCCAGAAAAGAAGGCTGGCCCTCCTCAGTTCCCGGGTGAGCAGCTTTCTGCTGGTGATCACATCATCGTTGGCAAGCACAAGTTCCAGGTGGTCGAGGCGCCGGTGTTCGACGCAAACAAGAGCCACGTCATCGGGCAGAACTACTTCAAGCTTAAGGTGAAGAAGCCCACAGGCAGCAAGGTTTTTGAAGCCCAAGTGCGCGACGCGCAGGGCAGCCCTTTCTGGAACGTGACCGACAAGGGCAAGCAGGTGGTCGGGGGATATTCTGGCGGCGACGAGGGGCACCAGAAGGTGAGCGCCGAGACCAAGGCGCCCAAGCATGAGGCGGTCAAGCAGGAGGCCATAGGCAAGGCGAACGAGCACGACATCGACGCGGTACCAACTGGACTGGCCAGTGCCTGGCATAAGCGTTGGAGCTTCGGGACCCAACCTGAGCCAGTTTCTGGAAGTCTGAACAAGATGATCGCCAACTACCTCGTGCGGCAGCATGAGAAGGGCATGAGCGCCGAAGACCACATGGCCGCGGCATCGTTCCACCAGAAGTACGGGGCTGAGGTCATGAGCGGCGCGAAGCTCCCCAGTCTGCCGCACAAGACCGCACGCAGCCATCGCCAGCAGTTGCATGGGGCCCTTGCTGATTTTCATGAGAAGATGGCGACCAACTCCGACTTCATGGATAAGGTTTACGCTATCGCTGGCAAGAAGCCCAAGGTCAAGAAGTCTTTTTCTGGAATTGACGGGATCAGTGAGTATCTGGATAACTCTTGCTTCGAGGAGATCGACATGGCAAAAAATTCTCTGGAAAAGGGTTTCCCACCCCCGGCAGCCCCGGCAGCTCCGGTGGCTCCGGTGGCGGGGAACGGTGCGGCAGCGGGTGGCAGCTACACGCGGCGCTGGAAGGGACCGGCAGGCAAGTGGCTCTATGAGTTCGACGACCCCGCGCACCGAGAGGCCATCAACGCAAGCAACACCGCCGAGACACACCCGGGGACGGCTGGGGATCTCATCGGGGCGCACCAGGGAGCCGCACAGGCCCACTTGAAGGCGTCTCAATCGCTCAGCCATGATCCGCAGGCCAGCGCCGAGCACGCCCAGGTGGCAGCCGATCATGCCAAGGCCGCAGCGGTCGTCCACTCGAACTATTTCCTGGCAAAGGACCAGGCGCAGGTTGCGGGCGCAGCACCTCCGCAGCCGGGCCAACCGCCGGGGCAGCTCCCGTTGCCAGGGCAGCAGCCCGGGGCAGTTCTCCCGAAACCACCGATTCCGGGACAGCCTCCGGTTCCGGGACAACAACCCGGAGCGGTTCTCCCGAAACCCCCGATGCCGGGGCAGCCCCCGATGCCCCCCGGACAGCCGGGTGCGCAGCCCGGCATGGTACCACCCAAGCCTCCGATGCCCGGGCAGCCGGGGCAAGTGCCTGTAGCCCCCGGTGCGGTTCCAGGGGCAGGGCCGAGTGCTCCCCCGCTTCCGCAGCCTCCTCCGGACATGAAGACCATCCCCAGTTCCCCGGGCGGTGGTCAGACGCCGACGGCCCCACCTCAGCCAGGGGGCAAGCCGGTTCCAGAAAAGGCCGCAGAGGGCGAGGGCGGCAAGCCGTTCCAGCCGGGTGGGAAGCCTGGAGCGGAGGGAAAGCCGGGAGCGGAGGGAAAGCCGGGAGAGAAGCCCAAGAAGAAATTCCCGTTCCAGAAATCCCTCGACGGGATTGCCGCGTTGGGAGAGTATTTGGCGAAGGCCCAGGGGATTCCCGAGGGCGGGCCAAAAGAGAAGATGGGTACTGGCGAAGAGCAGGGCGGCAAGGTCGACGGCGTAGGCCAGCAGTCCGGTGAGGACAACTCGACCAGCAAGGGCCCCGGCGCCCCGAGCGTGCCGCAGAAAGCGCTCTCCGAGGATGACGAGGAAGACGAGAGCCAGATGAAGGCGCATAAGAAGCCAATCGAGACGGCGAAGTCGATGGCGGTGCCTAGCCACCAGCGGGAGATGGTTGCCCGCGAGCATGCTGTGGAGGTCACGCGACTCCAGAAAAGCGATGACGTGGTGTTCGGTCTGGGAGTTGGGCGGGAGCGTCCGGCCGCTGAGCCCGCTCCCCAGTCCATGCGCTGGAAGCAAGGCCAGGACGGTTTCGTCATCTACTCGAACCAGAGCGATCTGGATGTGGAGCGACTGACCAAGTCGGGCGAGTTCTACGTGGGCGAAGCGCCCCAGATCTCGCGAGTCGCCCCGCTCGTTGCCCAGAAGATGCAGTGCCGGAGTTGCAAGAACCTGATGGCGAAGTCGTTGGCGGTTTGCCCCGAGTGCGGGGATGGTGCACAACGGGCTATCCCGCGGGTTATCTCCGACGGTGAGAGTGAACCCAGGCCAGAGTACAATCGACCGGGTCTGTTGCGGCCGGCGCGAAATCGCGGAGATGTATTCTTCCCGGGGAAGTGAGGGAGCCCGATGGGCATGCTCGACAACTTGCAGCGGCTGGGCTGGACAGCGGCTCAGCTCGCTGCTTCTGGATTCCAGAAAGCAGCCGAGGTACTCGCTCCGACAGATGACGGGTCGGACACCATGCCTGGTGGGGGGCGGGAAGATACCGCGCTGAGCAATCCGGTGCCGATCGACAAGGCCGACCAGGACCCAAAGGCGCTATTCTTTGATCCTTTTGCCATCATCGAGCAGCTGGGGTTTAAGGACCGCCCAAGCCAAGTCACGTACGGGACGTTGAAGGCCATCATGTGGCGGGTGCCGATCGTGCAGGCCATCGTGCAGACACGTATCCAGCAGGTCTCTGCCTTTTGCCGACCTCAGCACGATCGCTACCAGCTGGGATTTCGACTGAAGCTCCGTGAGCAGGAGAAGGAACCGAGCCCGGCCGAGCGACAGTGGATGATGCAGATGGAAGGCATCATCACGCGCACGGGAGTGACTGACAATCCTCGTGGGAGGGACAGCTTCGAGAAGTTCTTGCGGAAGATCGTCTGGGATAGCCTGGTTTACGATCAGATGTGTTTTGAGGTGGTGCCTAACCGGCGTGGTCAGCCGGCTGAATGGTATGCGGTGGATGCCGCGACTATCCGTCTTGCGGATTCGGCAAGCACGTACCTTAATGAGGACCTGGACACGGCCATCCGCTACGTGCAGATCTACGACGGCATGATCATCGCCGAGTATACCTGCGATGAGATGTGCTTCGGAATTCGCAATCCACGGACCGACATTCGGTTGCATGGGTACGGGGTGAGCGAGTTGGAGATGCTTATCCCGACGGTGACATCCATCCTCTACGCCTTCGACTACAACCAGAAGTTCTTCAGCCAAGGAAGCGCGGCCAAGGGGATCATCAACTTCAAGGGCACCGTTCCAGAAAAACAGTTGCAGGCCTTTCGACGGCATTGGTACCAGATGCTTTCTGGAATCGAAAACGCCTGGCGGACCCCAATCACCAACTCCGATGAGCTGCAGTACATCAACTTGCAGCAGTCCTCACGTGACATGGAATTCAATAGTTACATGGACTTCCTCATCAAGATCGCTTGCGCGATTTTCACGATCGACCCGGCCGAAATCAACTTCAAGTACGGCAACGTCGGGCAGAAGGGTGGCCTCCAAGAGTCGAGCAACAAAGAGAAGGTGGTGGAATCGAAAGAGCGTGGGTTGCGCCCGTTGCTACGCAACATCGCCCAGGCTATCAACCAGTACATCATCTGGCCCAGCAACGAGGAGTTCGAGTTTGACTTCGTAGGGTTGGACGCGAAGACCAAAGACGAGATCGCCGATCTGAACATGAAGCGGGTGAAAAGCTTCTACACGGTAGATGAGATCCGCGCTGAAGACGATCTGCCGCCGTTGCCTAACGGCGGAGGTGAGTTGATTCTGGATCCGACGTGGCTGCAATTCAACGCGCAGAAGCAGGCCATGGCACCGGGCGGGATGGGTGCGGTGGCGGGATCACAGA